TGTAGCGGCTGTACTCGAAGCGGGCGTGGTCGAGGGGACCCTCTAGCGAATCAAGGGTAGGGCCAGCCCCGCACCGGTTTTCGATGCGGGACTGGAGCTTCGCTTGTAGGTCAGCGAGTTGCAAGGCTTACTCCTCGTGAAGCGCAGCCTCCAGCTCTTCAGCGCGCTCGCGGCTCGTGCCGCCCTTGGTGACGGTGCCGTCGGAGAGGGTCCACTTCCCGCCCGGCTGGTACTGGGGGTAGGTGCCCTCGGAAGCCTCGGCCGGCTCTTCGGCGGGGGCCTCGGGGGCCGCGCCCGCCTTCTGAGCGGCGAGCAGCGCCTCGAGTTCCTCGATGCGGGTCTGGAGGTCCTGCTCGTTCGCGGTCCGCGGCTTCACCGTGCCAGTGACGGGCCGGAAGACCCGCTGCGAGCGGATCGAGTGGTCCTCGGGGACCAGGAGGGTCCCGCCGGGAACGACGGTGACAGTTTCACTGCCGACGTACACGAGTTCCGTGCGCCGGCCGGTGTTTCGAAGCCTGATCATGTTAGCCATGGAATACTCCTATGCGTTCAGAAAGTGTAGGGGGCGCGGTGAAGCGCCCCCACTCGATTACGCCGTCAGCGTGACGGTGACGTAGAAGTCACCAGAGACGACCTTGCGGGCATCCCGGCGCATCATGCCGCGGCGGGGCGTGAAGTCGTTGGGATCCATGAAGCGATCCGTGACCATCAGGCCCTGGTACGGCGCGAGCACGTAGCCGGTCCGGAAGAACTGGCCGCCCTTGTAGCCGACGAGGAGCTTGTCGGCTTCGAACATCGGGTCGACGATGATCCGCCAACGCTCGGAGAGCGTCCCGAAGACGTGGGGGCCTTCCTGGATGGCGCCGCCGTTGGCGAAGTCACCGCTGAAGCGGAAGGAGTTGATCTTCTGGAGGCGAGCCGCGACGTCGGGACCGGTGATGATCCAGTTGGAGCGCACCAGGCGCTTCTTGTAGATCTCCTTGTCGGCGTCGAGGATGGCGTGGATCAGGGTCTCTTCGTAGTCCTTGACCGACGTGTAGTCGGAAGCACCGAAGCCGCCCTTCGACCAGTTGACGTTGCCGTTCGCCGCGGCAACCAGGTCGGCGATGATCTCACGGTCGATCTCGCGGGCGATCTCGTCGCCAGCGTGCTGAACAAGTTCGCTCTCGGCGTTGAGGCCGTGGTAGGCGAGCATGTCCTGCTGCGCTTCGATCGTCCAGCGCACCTTGAGCTTGCGCGTCTCAGCCGCAACGGCGTCCGAGCTCATGCCGAGCGACATCTCCGGGATGCGGCTGTCGTCGCCTTCGAACTTCAGATCGTAGTTGGCGGTGATCGCCGCGGCGTTCGCCGGGGCGGTGTTGAAGGTGAGGGCACCGGTCTGCGGGTCGACGAGGACCTCGCCGCTACCGGGGGTGCCGGAGGTCACGACGGTGACCGGGCTGGCGTCGACGAACACCTGGAGGCTGTTGTTGTCGCGAACCGGGGTGAAGGTCGACTCGAGGTACGGGCTGTCCGCCGGGGCGGGAAGCTGGAACTCGACGGCCGAGGCGTCGCCAGTACCGACGACCGCGCCGCGAACGAAGCCGCGGGTGTAGCCGGTCGCCTGGTTGATCGTCGTGCCCTGGTCCACCTGGTAGTCGTTCCGGTCGCCCTTGCTGATCGGGGCGAGGTTCGAGTTGTAGGTGAAGTCAAGGTAGAAGATCTTGGCCGTCGGCATGCGCATCGGCTGGATGCTGATCAGGTCGTTGGCGACCAGGCCGGGGTAGATCCTGCGAATGAGGGGGAACGAGAGGCGCGTGAACGCCTGGACCTGGTCCGAGGTCGTCGCGTTCTCGTTCACAACCTTCTGGTTGTCGAGCAGAGTGGCAACCATCGCGCGATCGTAGTCGTCGCCAAGGCCTTCCAGCATCGGCCCCCACCGCTTCATCGCGGCGGTGGCGTACTGCTCACTCATGAACTCGGGGGACTGGATTCCGTCCATGGGGAGTCCTCCTTCTCTTACGCCGAGGCCGGCTTGATGCCAGCGAGGCGGAGCATCTCTTCGGTGACGTACGTGCCGCCGTCATCCGTGTCGTTGTCTTCGGTGTGCACGTGACCCTTGCCTCGCGACTCGCCGGCACCTTCGCCGAGAGCGCGCTTGGCGATCTTCTCGGTGCGGGCGAACGCGGCTTCCAGCGCTTCGACCGACTCGTACTCGGTCGCGTCGATGTCCTCTCGGACGACACTGGCGTACTCGCTGGCCTTGCACAGCTCGTCGAAGCGGGCCTCCAGGGCGCGCTCGAGTTCGACCGTGGCCTTGGCGGCCTCGGCTTCGTCGAGCTTGCCGCGGAGCGATTCCACTTCACCGCGCAGCGCATTGACGGCCACGGTCAGCCCTTCGTCGAGCTCACCGCCCTCGTCGCCTTCTTCTTCTTCGCCGAGCAGGGTGGTGCGAACGCGAGCAAGTTGCTCTTTCGCTTCATCCCGCTCTCCCTCGAGCGTGGTGGCGCGTGTGGTCGCCTCGTCGAGCTCCGTCTGGAGCTCTTCGACACGGCCTTCGGCGGTGGACACGTCGCTCGCGGCCTGCTCGCGAACGGCGTCTTCCGCCTCCTGCACCAGCTCGGGGAAGTGTTCACGGAGTTGATCGAGAGTTTCGATGTCCATGGTGTCTTCCTCCTCCTGGGTAGATTGGTTCCGAATGTGAGCCGCGATGGACTCTTCGACGTGTTCCCGTAGACGCACAACTCCCGCCCTGTTGGACGGAACCTTGACTGCGTCGATACCGAGCATTGAGTAGTCGTCCTGGATGGCGGCGATCTTCTTCTTGTCGCCATCACCGTCTTGCATCTCGACCCACTTGACACTGCCGACGCCTCGCGTCGACATGCCGACTCGCACCCCGCCGTCAAGCAGGCTCTTCAGGGTTTGACCTGCGGGGGTATCGAGAAGGCGGGCTTCGAAGCGAACTTCGCGGTCTTCCAGGTAGAGCCGGTTGAACACGAAAGCCGTACGCTCGAGGGTGCCGAGGGCACTGGTCGAAGGGTGGTCGAGTTCTCCTGTAAACTCTCCCGCCTCGATCAGATCCTCGGCCTGGGCGACGGCGTTTTCGAACACTTCGCGGCTGTAGTACCGACGGTTACGGTTGATGGTGTCCACCTCAGCAACGACGCCTTCGAGACGGATCTCTCCCGTCTCGCCATCGGCTTCACTGAGTTGAAGTCCGGCCGTTTCGAACTCTACGAGCGGCTGGATTCCACCTTTACGGTGCTTCACGCATCCTCCTGTTGGTCGTGGGGGCCTTGACAGGCCGCGAACGTTGCTATACGATAGGCGTACCTATCGACGAGGTGACTATAGCATAGGTGTATATTCGTGTGTTGTGGGGGATGGATCACTGATTCTCCTTCGACTCGAGTTCCCAGTCGACCAGCATCCGCAGGTCCTCGATCACCTGGTCGGCACTGCGTTCGGGGGTGGCGATCGCCTCGCGCACCTTCTTGGAGAACTTCTTGTCCTCGCCGCTCTTGAACGACTTCGCTTCGTTCTTGTTCTGCTCCATCTTCGCGAACTCGCTCTGCGACCCCTGGAACATCTCCTTGGCCTTCTTGTTGGTGAACCCGAGGAGCTCGGTGTAGACCGTGTAGGGGTCGAGGTAGAGCTCGGACGTCCAGATCCTCGCCACTTCCGACTGGATCCGGGTGACTTCCCACTCCCGCATCTCGTCGACCGTCTGCATGGCGGGCAGGGCGATGGAGAAGCGTGCGTCCATGCTCTCCTGCGTGAGCCTGGCCTTGTTGCCCTCCAGGAGGAGGAGGAGATCGGCGAGCTCGTGGAACCCCGTCCGCATGGCGAGCTGCAACCGGCGGACGGAACGGGCGAACTGGATGTCCTGCTGCGACAGCGTCGCCTTGGCGTTGATGTCGCGCTCGATCCCGATGTACGACTTCGGGATCTTGATTCCGCCCAACATCTTGTCCTGGAAGTAGAAGACGTCGGTCAGGTTGCCGATGTTCAGGTCTCCGTAGAGCTGTTCGACGCCGGCCTGGCTGCCCTTGCTGATCCCGAGGAAGATGTCCTCCTCGGTGTTGATCGGGTTGGCGTCCATCCGCATCCCGTTCTCCTGCATCAGGCGGCGCTTCTTGTGCTGGTCGCGGAACTTCTTGACGTGCTCGCTGGCGAGGTTGGGCGGCATGTTGCCGGTGTCGATCTTGAACACGTAGCGGGTGTTGGCCCGCGTCATGCGGGCGAGCACCATACTGTCCTCGATCATCTGGAGTTGCTTGAACACGCGGCGGACCGAGTAGAGCTGGCTGGTGCCGTAGCGGTCCTCGTTGCGGCGCTGAAGCCGGAAGTGCGTGACCTCCCACGGTTCGAACATCGCGACGGCGTTCGTGAAGGCGTCGTCCACCTGGATGAACGCCCGCTTGCGGTCCAGCACGCCGTACTCGTCCTCGTTGCGGATCATGCGGTTGGCCGGGAGTTGCTTCAGGCGGTCGACCGTCAGGTCCTGGCGGACGACGTTCTCCTGGAACACCTCCCCCACCTTGACGAGGTCGCGGGCGAGTCCCCAGGCGCGCTGATCGACCTTGAGGGCGTCGAAGCGCTCGGACAGGAACTCGGTCAGGCCCTCGTCGGCGCTGACGACGCGGACGATGTCGTCGTCCCCGCGGCTGGCGTCGGCACGGGTGACCCCGACCTGGGTGGCGTTGTCGGCGTAGATGTCGAGCGCCGCGGCGATCTCGGGCGTCTCGCCATCCATGCGGTCGTAGAGCTCCATGTCGGCCGCGCGGTACTTCTTCATCTCCAGGACCTTGGAGATCCACTCGTAGTAGGCCCTGGTGCTCGACGCTCCCGGGAACAGGCTGTAGAGGTCCTCCGGCTCGGCCGGACGTGCCTCCCCTGCACTGGTTTGGTTCGTCGGCGCCGGATTCTTGTCGGCGTCGGGGACGGCGTTGTAGCGGTCCCGAACCTGCTTGATGATCTTGGGCATGGCCCTCCTAACGGTTAGTCTGGTCTATGGGGCGCGAGCAGGTTGCCCACGATGCCGCTCTCGCGGCGAATGATGAAGCTGCTGAGTGACTTGCGGGCACCCGTCCAGCCCTTGTCGTCGTGCCACTGGTCGTCCCCGCTGAGGCTGGGAAGCTGGTACCAGTACACGCCGTCGTCTTGCTTGTAGGCCTCGTGGTGCTTGTGGCCGGTGAACCAGACGCGATCGACGGTGCGGGCCAGGAGCGAACGCGAAGGTTCGGTCAGGATCTTCCGCGGGGTGCGGCTCGCCGTCCAGTTGTCGCCGTGGGTGAACCCCATCAGGGTCGTGCCGTAGTCGATGTAGGTTCGCTCGCGCAGGTCCATCACGAACTCGACGCTGTCGTCGTTCGCGAACGCGGCCTGAAGGAACTTCAGGAGCCACAGCGTCGCGAACTTGTCGTGGTTGCCGGCCACCATCACCACGCGGACGCGGCCGACGACTTGTTTCAGCATACAGAAGAACTGGTACGCCAGGTTCGATGCACCCTCGATCACCTGCCAAACGTGCCCATCGACGTCCAGGGCGTGCTTATTGGAGGTTGTCCCGCCCCAGATGTTGTCGATGTGGAGCCAATCGCTGCCCATGCCGACGATGATCTCCTCCGGCTCGCCGAACAACGTGACGTCCTCGAGCAGCGACTCGGTCGCCGTCACCAGGCGCTTCTCCGCCTCCGCCCGGTCGTAGGGGTCGTCGACGAAGCCAGCCCGCCCGAGCTTGCCGTAGTGCAGGTCCATCGGGCTGATGACGGCCGCGAACGGCTCCTTCGCCCGGTGCAGCTTCACCTGCGGGACGTCGACCTCCGGCAGGGAGCCGGTCAGACTCTTCGCGAGCGGCTCAAGCACCATGGTGTCGAGCTTCCGGAACTTCTCGGCGTCCCTGCGGTCCTGCTCGTGCTGCGCCTGGTGGTACTTCCGCTCGACGGAGAGGCGCCTGTGCTGCACCGCGCGGCGCGCGAGCTCGTCTTCGTCGGTCTCCAGGATCTCGTTGTCGGTGAAGGGGTCTTGGTCGTGCGTCCAACCCATCGACACCTTGTACGCGTAGAACCACTTGCGGCTGACGCCGAACTCCTTGGCGATCTGGTTCAGGGTCTGACGGTTGCCGTCCCAATCGCTGTACGCCTGCCGCATGGCGCGGTGCGTCTCCCCCGGCACCTGGACGACCTTCTCGCTGTCGCGCCCGAGGTTGAGGGTGACCACGTAGCGATCGAGCGCGTCGTTGTAGATGTAGTTGCCGTCGGGATCGAAGCGGTCCTCGCCGTGCATCGACGGCTGGGCGACGAAGTCCTCGCGCGGGTCGTACGGCTCGTCCTCGTCGTCCACCTCCCCCAGGTCGAGCGCGTCGACCACGGCGGTGAGGGCGTCCTCGTCGTCGAGGTACTGGTAAAGGTCGTAGTCACGCCAGATCTCCAGCACCTTCTCGCACTTGAACATGCTCAGGCCCGTCTGTTTCGACAGGGTCGGTCGTCCGGTCTCGGGGTTGTCCTGAAGCACGGCGATGACACGCTCGATGGTGTCGAGGTCGAACCAGGTGAAACGGGTGTAGTCGATCTTCACGGGGCTCCTTAGCCGAACACCCACGAGAGGTCTTCCTCGTCGGGGTCCTTGCTGTACTCGATCGGGGTGGGGCCGACATACTCCTCGTCGTCCTCCTCGAACGCGCCCTTGAGCATGATGCCCGGGTTGTCGCGCACGAAGTCGACGCAGTTGAAGACCGCGCCGGCCAGCGAATCCGTAACGTCTTTCGATTTTCCTGGAGGGTGATCGACCTTCTGCTTGTCGACCAGCATCTCCAGCGATTGCGCTTCCCGCGTGATCCACGGGTACTCGTAGATGTCGAGGCGGTCTTCGAAGAGCGCCTCCTTGAGGGCGTTGTACGGCTCAAGGGTGCGATCGACGGAGAGGTTGTCGGACTCCACGCCGAGCTGCACGAGCGCCTGGATGGACTCGGCGGACTGGAACTGGTCGTAGGTGACCTTGGTGACGTAGAACCCCCACGTGACCAGGTCGAGGACGATCTTTCGGACGCGGGAGATCGGGATCTCCGAGGATTGCGACGGCACGATCCGGAGGGTCAGGACCGTCGTCATCTTCGGTTCGTAGACGTAGATGGTGCTGAACTGGACCTCGCCGCTGATCTCGTTGATCGTCGGCGTGTCGATCGCGCGCTCTTCGATCCCGTCGAGGCGGACGATGCTGATCGCCGCGGAGTCGCCGGTGAGCGCCAGGTCGACATGCGCGAAGTGGTGCCGACCGCGCTTGTCGAAGTCCAGCCGGTTCTCGAACCAGGTGGAGTCGTCGAGCAGCGTGGTGGTCTCCTGCGACCAGGGGTGAAGCAGGCCGCGGGCCTTGGCGCGCTGGTACGAGCGCGTGAAGATGGTCATGTCCCGGAAGAACGGGTAGGCGGAGAGCGTGGCGAAGCCCGCCACGTCGCGGATCGCCATGTCGACGTCGCGTTCGAAGTCCACCCGGAAGTCGTTGGGGACCTTGACGACCTTGACGCCCGCTTCCTTCAGGGCGTCCACGTCGTCGAGCTTCTCGTCATACTCCGTCTCGTCCGGCGCGCGGATGATGCGCGGCCGGTGCCCGGCGTCGCCGATCGAGACCCGAAAATACTGGCTGGGATCCTGGTCGAAGCCGTCGTAGCGGGGCTTCGTCTCCCACTGGCTGTAGCGGCGGTAGAACACGTTCTCGTCGTTCTTCTGCGCGGTCTCCCAACGCCACTTGGTGAAGTCGTCGGGGTACATCGACGACGAGACGTTCAGCATGATGCCGGGGTGCTGCGTCCCGAAGCGCGACTTGATGCGCCGGATGATCGCGTTCCACAGCACCTTGGCGAGGTCGAAGTCCTCGTTGACGGAGCCAGCCCGTTCGGACTGGCCCTTGAAGAGGAAGTTCGCCTCGTCGAGCACCGCGCCGTAGAGGTTCTGGCCGATCACGGAGCCTTGCGTGCTGGCGGCGGGCATGACGCGCACCCGGTGGGGAAAGACGATCTCCCGCTCCAAGTGCTTCTCGGGCGGGAAGTGCTTCTGGAAATACTTGCTGCGCCGCACGAAGCCGGCGACGTATTCGAAGACGACCTCCTTGGCGACCTTCTCCTTCGTGGCGATGTTGGCGAGCACGATCTGCGAGTTCGACGCCAGCCCGAACGCCATCTGCGGGTTCTGGTAGCAACTGATCTCGTAGAGCATGCGGGTGATCGCGAGGCCACTGAAGAAGCTCTTGCCCCAACCGATGCTGCCTTCGATCACCGCTTCGCGGTAGTTGCCTTCGAACAGCTCGATCAGGTCCTCAGCGAGGCGGGGGTAGATCTCGCCGCGGAGGTTCATGTACTCCGCGCCGTAGAGCCACTCCTCCATCCCGACCGGCTTCCAGCGCCACAGCTCGCCGTACCACTTCGGCAGGTACTCCTGGACGAGGTCGTCGAGCGACAGTTCCTCCAGCGCGGCGCGGACGACCTGCGCCTCGTCGGCGGAGAAGAGGCTTTCCTTCTCCGCCTGTTGGAGGATCTGCGCGATGATCTTCTCTTTGTCCAGGGTTCGGCTCACGCGGCTCGGGCATCCTCCCGGCGGGCGTACGAGAAGCAGTTCACGATCGCGGGGCGGTAGGGAGGAGCGGATCGGACCTCTGCGTCGAACTCCTGGAGCGTGCCGAAGGTCAGTGGCTCCGGATCCGGCAGGTTGTCGAAGTAGATCTGGAAGTCGGGCTGGCTGACGACGCTGACTGAGATGCCGTCATCTACCGGCTCAAGATGCCGTGATGCGATAAGGAGGTCTGCGCGCACGTAGCGGAGGTCGAACAGGCCGTCCGCGGCGTCCAGTATCACGGCGTGGTCGAACGGCTCGACGGTGTAGTCGATCGGCGTCAACAGGTAGACGTCGGTCTCCCCCACCCGCTCGACCCCGATATCGAGGCTGGCGGGAAGGAAGGTTTGCAGCAAGCCACCACTGAAGCGCCACACCGGGGTGCGCACGAGCGTCTCGTACAGGCCGTCGTAGGTCTCCAGCGTGGTGACCTCCGGCGGGATCGTCAGGACGAACTCGTCAGTTGCTCTCGGGATCTTCATGCGTTACAACCTCCACGTCGATAGGATCTTCCTGCTCGTCACTCTCGTCGATCAGGCCTTTCAGGGCCTTCCCCAACTTCATGCGCATGGCGGGTGTCATCCCGCCCTGCGGCGCGTCGCTGCTCTCCCCGGGGCGCACCCCGAGCTCCTGCTCCATCTCGTGCATGTCGCGAAGCATCCGCCTCGCGGTCTCCATCTCGTGCGTCAGGCTGCCCGACATGCCGGACTTGTCGGTGTCGTTGCCGATCCGGTCGCGCCTCGTCATCTCGTACTCGTGGTAGAGCTCGATGCGGCCCATCTGGAGCTGAAGCAACTCGCGCATGATGTGGTACGTGCTCTTGTTGTTCTTCTGCTTCGCCAGCGTCTTGCGCATCGCCGAGCGGTCTTCGGTCGAGAGCGCCAGCCGCTCCTCGATCGGCACCTCGGTCACGAACAGTTCCCGGATCGAGCGCGCCAGGTCGTCGACGCTCGACTCGGGGAACTCCATCAGGTCGTGCTGAAGCCACTCCGCAATCGCCTGGGGAGTCTCGCCTTCGCGATACTTGTCCAGGATGCGGTCCTTGGCGGGGTGTGTTTGGAGCCGCCTCGCGGCGGAGCTCAACACGAGCTCGGACATAGGATGGCCGGTCTACACCGGCGGGTGGTGCTAGGAGCGAAGTTGCGCGTTGATCCAGGCGAGGTTGACGTCGATCTCGGTCAGTCGCTCTTGACGCCTGGTGAAGTCGACGGCGTCGCCGTAGGTGAGGCCGAGCGTCACCTGAAGGGCACGAAGTCCTTCCCTCTCGGCTCGGAGTCTGTTTCGGGACTGTTTCAGATACCGCCGATCGGTGTTCATGTAGGCAAGTATAGCAGTTAGATATGCCTGCGTGTTGTCCTGGACGGGAAAGGCCCCGACTCGGAAGCCGGGGCCGCGGTGCTCAGCCCGGGTCGGCCGGGCCTTCGAGGTATTCCCACTCCACGTCGGTACAGGCGTCCCGGATGGCGTCCCGAACGCCGCCCAGCATGTACGCGGTCAAGTGCTCGAGTGCTTGGGCCTGCGTGTAGGCGTCGCGGGAGCTCAGCGAGAGGCTGCGCGCAAGGTCGTAGACGGGTCCGGCCGGGGGCATGCCGCCATCCCTCAAGTCGAGGAGCATCTGGACGGCATCGCTATGCACGCGGTGGCAGAGCTTGGTGTGACTCCGGGCCAACGACAGTGCCGCCTGCCATGCCTGGAGGTTCCGGTGCGCGTCGTCGAGGAACATCATCCGCTCGGTCTCGCGGTCTAGGTCCAAAAGGTCGGTCATTCGTTCACCTGCGCTACCAGCACGTCGGCCCACTCCAGGGCCTCCCGCGCGAGGGCGTCCTTCTGTGACCGCGTCACGTCCCCGCTGGCGACCATGCCGCCCAGGATCAGCGCCGCGGCGCGGAGCCGCTCTTCCCTGCTTACAAGGCCCGGACGCTCGTAACCCTTCGTCGCGGATGGACCGATTCTACGCGGCGGCATCAGGGGTACTCCCGAAGTTCCATGTAGGGCCCCAGGAAGTGGCCCACGTCTTGCGAAGTTCGGCGCGGCTGAACGGCCCATTCTCCCGGCGCCCGGAGGGCGCGCTGATCGTGTACGTGCTTTCACCCCTCATGAAACATCTCCTCCTCTCGCTCAAGGAGTTCCATCTCGGCGTCGATCTCGTCCTGCCACCGTTCGTCGGCCATCGCCTCGCGCTCGATCTGCATATGGATCTGGGTGAGATCCTCGATCTGCTGCGCCGACATGCCAGTCAAGGTGTAGGAGGCCCGGACGATGTGATCGGCACGGCGCCGGACCTCGGCCACCTCGGCCTCGCGCTCCTGCTCTTCCATCACGTACCAGGGCTCTCGTGGGTCGATCATTCGAACATCGCCTCCAGTTCCTCTTGTGTCTCTTCGGAAAGCCGGCGCCACTTGGCGTCCCGCTCCTCCTCGAGCGACTGGAGCCGACTCTGGCCGACCCCGTTGCGCTCGACGGACTTCTTCGCCTGGTAGATCTCCTCGTTGATCTCCACGATCTGGTCGATCAACATGTACTCCTGCCTCGTCATCGCGGCCCCAGGGCTGCGCTGGCGCTATACATCCTTCACCTCGGCAGCGAGAATGAACTGCACATCGAAAGATTGACACTCAAATACATGTGGTCTATCATTAGATGCGCAAGTGAAGACTCTATGCACATGAGGTGA